TTTTTTTAAATCAATACAACAATAGGAGTTATAATGGATCCAGTAATTACATTAGGATTAATAATTACAGCATTAATATTAGGATTAACCTTTTGGTTTTACAGAGTTGATATAAAGTAATGCCTTTAAGCAGATTTGGTAGAAGACATAAACACACCTTTGGTAGAGAAAAGGAAGAATGGGATGGTGACTTTAGAAAACCACCCAAGCCTGATTCTTACTATGTTTCCGAAAAGGGGATATGCCGTTGGTGTGGTGATAAGATTATTGAGAATGGTATTCATAATACAAGAAAGACCTGGCACGAAAAGTGTGCCACTCAATACATGATAATCTACCACTCTGGTGAAGCAAGAAAACACATATGGTTACGAGACAGAGGAAAGTGTGAAGGTTGTGGTAAACAATGTACAAGACGTGGTTGGGATTTAGACCACGTTAAACCATTGATGGAACAAAAGGGTAGAACGGAAAAGGAATTGGATTGGAGTTACTACTGGTTGGATAACATGCAAACGCTATGTAAACCATGTCACAAAGAAAAAACCAAACAAGATAGAAAAAATAATGCTTGACATTATTTTAAAATATGTGTATATTACTATGGATATTCTAAAAGGTTATCACTCAAAAAAGAATTTGAATCTTGAAAAAGGTTCTTTAAGGGCAAGGTTCTTTATTTCCTTTCTTCCTTGCCCATAAATTTAACTAATAATAACAATGAGGTATAAATCATGAAAAAGAAAATAGACTTGTCACAGTTCATGTTGGATGACGCTGACTTAAAACAAATGAGGCATCTTGATAAGAAAACAATGAAAACAGATCCTAATTATCAACAAAATAAACGAGTTAATCTCGAATATTATAACGAGTCCGACTTAGAGGATATCGGTACTGATGATTATTCTGATTGTGATGGTAGAGAAGAACTTGAAACACTCGGCGATATCGGAATGGATATTTATTAAATATTCTTTTTTTCTATTGCCATAATCTATTTATGAATATGGAGATAACAAAAAATCAAATCATAGATGTCATTAATTTAATGATGGTTCGTTTAGATAGTTTAGAGAATGAACAGGCTAAACAAAAAGATTACATCTTTCAAATTAAAAAAAGAATGTTAGAACTTAACACATTTATTAATGACATCATCGATGTCGTAGAAGACGAAAGATACGATGAATCCGAAGTAGTAGCAAAGACTATGGAGATTTATGATAAAATGAAAAGTAAAGTATTAGAAATAATAGATGACGCCGAAATCAAGGAATTAGATAAAAAAGAACTAATGAATCAGATTGTAGGCGAATCTTAATTGTTACATTTAATCATCACAATATCACTAGGGGTAGTATCCTTATTCCTACTCATAACCATTTTTTATGCATTAAGAAGAATTAATGCTTACGAACAAATAATACTAAAAATAAGCTCAACCGTAGAATTAATAAATATTCAACTTAAAACAATAGACGATAAAGGGACCTTTGAGTCCGATGATGAAGTTGGTTTTTTCTTTACAGAGTTAAAACAACTTGGTAATGAATTAGAACAATTATTTGAAACAGAGGTTGACGATGCCAGTAAAAAAGAAGCGTAAGAAAAAAAGTAAAATATATTTTGGTACACCCGTACACGATGCTATAGTTGAATACAATCACTCGGATGACATAGCATTCAGACATAAGATTTATACAGAAACAATTCATCCAGCTTTCATGAAGCTAGCTGAAAACATAATTAATACATTTAAGTTTAGTTACTTTGATTATCCATTTAGAGACTTACAAGAGGAAGTTGTATCCAACCTTGTAATCAACATGCACAAGTTCGATGAGACTCGTGGTTCTAAAGCATTTAGTTACTTTAGTATTATTGCTAAAAACTATTTGATATTGAATAATAATGCAAACTACAAGAAATTAAAAATTCACGACAACATCGATGTTCTATACGACAAGGGTAATTATGATGACAACATAGAAAAAAAAGTATCCACAGAAGTATTTAACAAAACCGTTGATTACTTTAATGATAATTTAGATAATCTTTTCCCCAAAGAAAACGACAAACGAGTGGCGGAGTCGATATTATTTCTATGTAAGAACAAAGATCAGATTGATAACTTCAATAAGAAAGCCCTATACATCATGATACGAGAGATGACCGATGTCAAAACATCCAAAATAACTCAAATATCCAACGTATTTCGTAAAATATATCCCAAAATACAAGAAGAAGTTTTGCTTAAAGGGCACCTTGATAATCTAAATTATACAGGCTCCTTGTAACTTTTCTCACATTCTATATTTATTATTAGAATGTTATGGAAAAAGACTTTAAAATATTCGGTGATAAAAACTTCTCTGATTTATCTCAAGAGATATACGAGAATTCTAAGTTAAAAAAGACTCAGATTGACCTGTTAGTCCAAGAGGTACATGGTTACATACAAGGCATTGAAGACATAGCCATTGTAGGACCCATACTAAAAGAACTCATGGATGTTGGTGTCAAGAACGATGATAACCTTTTGAAACTAGCCACGGTAATCCAACGAATCATGAACAAACAAGCAGACGTTACCGAAGAGACCTCTTTATTAAGTGAGGATGAGAAGGAAGAATTGATGAATGCTTTAGAGGATATGTCAGGTGATTTACAAAAGAAATCAGATGAATTAACTAAGGATGTTGTAAAGTTAAGACCAAAAGGTAATTAACGTGTCCAGTAGAGTAAATCCACAAAGTACAAATGTAATAGGTGAGGTTAATCAAGATTCGATAATAGAGTCTGGTTATAAGTTTCATCACGGTCACGTACAAAAAGTAGTGTTGGATGCCAATGATTTGAATTCATTTGGTTATCCCGTATATGGAGCTCCATCTGATGTTAGTCAATGTATTTTATTATCACCAACAGACTCAGAGGATATAAACTTACCATCTGATTACGTTAAGAAGTTTTATCTAGCACAACCATTACTACGTGGATTTGCTGATTCTATTTCTCGTGGAGACAGCGTATTATATACTCAAATAGGAAGTATATTTTTTTATTTAGGTCCTCTAAACACTTTGAATAATCCCAACTATAGTCCAGACCATTTATATAATCCAAATTTAAATCCAAACAGAATAGTATTGGATGATAGAAAGGATGATGAAAACGGTTATAATGTAAACTTTGTAAAAAGAGCAATAAACAAAGTAAACAAAATAAAAAATATATTATTAGATAGACCTTATGATACTGGCATAGGTGAGGTAGGTTCTGATGCTGAGGTTGAGTCTAATGTATCTGATTTGACATTAGAGGGGAGGCATGGTAATTCACTTCAACTTGGATATAGATTTATTAATCCTTATAGTATAATTAGAAATAATAATCTGAATGGAAACAATGGTTCTATAATGGGATTGTTGTCTTTAGGTAGGATACCTGATTACTTTGATAATTATAATCAGCTGTCAAGTGATAGAGTCATAGGATTGGGAAGAGAAACTTTACCCTTTCCAAACATAGGTAATGAGTACAAATATCCTGGTTACTTTATTGGTCATGGTAATGATGATGGTGAAAATATATTTAACATGTCCTTTGGTCAAGTTGAAGAAGCTGCTGAACAGCAAACTGATTTTGACCAAATAATAATGTTTTCAGATAGGATTACATTTGATGCTCAAAACAATGACTTTACCGTGTCAGCATTTCGTAACATTAATTTAGGTGCTGGTAGAAATGTAACTATTACAAATAAAGGATTCACAGTTATTGAATCTCAGAATATTTATATAAGTAAGGAAGCAAAGAACAAAGCTCAACCTATGGTATTGGGTGATGAGCTCAGAATAATATTATTGGAAATTATGACATTGTTAAAGGATTCAAGAGCATTGGTTCAAGGTGTGCCAACTCCAATGGTTGACGCTACATCAAGTCCAATTCTACCAAGAATACAGAGTCTAATAGATAGACTACAACCAAGAGAAATTGATGAAAATACTAATCTACCAATACCAGGTTCTGGTGGTGGAACAAGATTTTTAAGTCAGTATCATTATTTAGAACAAAACGTAAGAGGTCAAGAATGAAGGTTAATATATTTAAAAAGTTAATTAGAGATATAATAAGAGAAGAGTTAGATTATAAATTTAGTCGACTTGAGAAAAAACTAGATGAAGTAGTAGTTAAGAGTAATTCTAGTAATATAAATGAAGCTAGAACTCAGGTGCCACAAACTACAGATTTTAAAAAATTGATGAACGGTGAGAATAAGGTTCAATCAAATGTATCATCACCCAAAACCAATAGTAATGTTTTAAATAGTTTACTTCAAGAAACGGCTGAATCTGGTGAGTGGAAAACAATTGAAAGGGATGGTGTTGAAGTTAAATCAGTTCAAGATAATGTTAATCAATTGCCAGACCATTTAGCAAATGCTTTAACGAAAGATTACTCACAGGTAATTAAGAAGGCAGACGAAAAATCAAGGGTAAAGAATGGGGCTTAAAACCGACATAGAAAATGCTTTCTTGAAGAACATCAAGGTTGATAAAGATCCTGATTACGAGGTGTCTGCTGAGGGTAAGGAAAAGGTCTCGGTGTTAGCAGAAGACTTGGCAAATGCAATACTTGATTATTTTACGGATAGAGCAGTATTAAGAGTGGATAAGTTAAGTGCACCTGTTTTTGTACCTATTGTAACTTCTTCTCCATCAACACCGATACCAGCAGTAGGACCTCCAGGAGCTCCGCTTATTCAACCATTAACACCAATGATTTTACAAGGTGAAGCACCAGGTATTCCCTTTATTGATTCAACCGCTGATGTTGATGTGCAGAATCAAGCTGCAAACGGTTCTCTATTAGCAAAGGATGGTTCTGATAAATCTATAGTAAGATTAAGAAAAAAAGAAGTCAAAGGCGAATCGAATAAATACAAATAGGAAATAAATAATGCCAATACTTGATAGAAGAAATAACCAACTCATAGAAGACAAGGATACAAGAGTATCTGTTGGGATTGATTTTCCTTTTGCTAGAATACCCAATCAAGACGGATATTTTGCAACAACTAAGACAACAATTGAGTCGGTAAAGAATAATATCAGATTATTATTACAGACACAAAAGGGTGAGAGAATGTTTCAACCTAACTTGGGTATGGGTATTCGTGGGTTTTTATTTGAACAAATTACAGAGGACACTCAAGTTCAAATTGAAAACGATATTGTGGATACCTTTGCTACTTGGTTGCCTTTTGTAGAGTTAAGGGAAATAGATATAGATACTAGCAATCAAGATAAAAATCAAATTAACATCAAGATAGTATTTAATATTAAGAGAGCACCAAACACGATTGAATCGGTTGGTGTAGTGTTGGAGTAAGGTAATGGCATATTCACAAGACCAAAAATATAAACCATCGAATGTAAAATACACGAGTAAAGATTTTGTCTCAATAAAATCAGATTTAATAGAATACACTAAAGCTTATTTTCCTGATACTTACAAGGATTTTAACGAGACATCACCTGGTATGATGTTGATTGAATTGACAAGTTATGTTGGTGATGTATTGAGTTATTACATTGATTATAATTACAAGGAAAACATTTTAGCAACCGCTACGGAAAAGAGAAATGTGGTTAGGTTGTCTGAATTTTTAGGATACAAGGTTTCTCCTAACACACCATCATTAGCTAGATTGAGAGTTACCACGGATGTAGGTGTGGATGCTGATGGTAATCCTGATTATAGCTCTGCTCCACAAAATCCAATAAATAGTGGATTACAGATACAATCAAACATAGACTCTAATTTAAAATTTGAAACTTTAGGTGAGATTGACTTTACCGTGTCTGGTTCTCCTGATGTTCCATCTATTGGAGCACCAACCTCATTTAATGCTAACGGAGAAGCAACAGGCTATACATTAACGAGATTTGTACAAGCTGTATCTGGTGAAACCAAAACAAAATCATTCACCATAACAAGTCCTACAAAATTTTTAGAATTGGATTTGGGTGAAGATAATGTTATAGAGGTTTTGAATTGTGTAGATTCCTCTAATCAAAGATGGTACGAGGTTGATTATTTAGCACAAGACAGAATACTAAAGGAGACTCATTACACACAAGACGGACGTGGTGATGCTTACAATCAAGACATCGTGGGTGGTGGTGTATCAACCGAGGTCGCTATTCCATTTACATTAGACTACATAAACACTAACAAAAAATTTACAACTAAAATAGATCCTGATGATAACACAATGAAGTTACAATTTGGTAATGGATTAAATAGACTAAATATTTCAGGTTCAAGTGGAGCTAGTTTATTCTCAATGATTGAACAACAAGGATTAAATTTGTCTGGCGTTCCAAGTAGTGTGATAAATGCCAGTTTGAATAACTTAACAACTAACAACTCATTGAATTTAGGAGAGACACCATCTAACACCATAATGACCATAACTTATAGAGTTGGTGGTGGTGCTGATTCCAATGCTCAAGCTGGTGAATTAACCAAGATAAATAATTCGGATGAATCGATTACAGTTACAAATGATGTACCGGCATTGGGTGGTACTGATGGTCAAACCGTTGATGAGATTAGAGAGAATGCTAAATCATTCTTTGCCTCACAATTGAGATGTGTAACTCGTGAAGATTATCAAGCAAGAATTTTAAATCTACCAGCAAAGTTTGGTAACATCGCTAAGTGTTATGTACATAGAAACGATGATATTGGAACATTAAAAATTTATACATTGTCTTATAATCAACGAAGACAATTAGTACAAACTCCTTTATTAGCATTGAATAATTTAAGATTGTATGTGGAACAATTCAGAATGATAAATGATTCATTAGATTTTGGATTTCAATTGCAAGATGATATATTTTCTGGCTACATAATAAACTTTGGAGTTCAGTTTGAAGTCAATTATGACAGAAGATTTAATTCCACCGATGTAAAATTAGAAACCATAAATGTAATCAAAGAGTTTTTCAAAGTAGGAAAGATGCAATTCAGACAACACATAAATCTCGGTGATTTAAAATATAATATATTAGGATTGGATGGTGTCATCGGAATCAAAACCCTAAAGTTAATACAAGATACTTCAGAGATAGATAATTTTCCGACTTCATTAAATTCAAAGAAATTTCACTTCTACAAGGGTGATGGAACACCGTCAGTTAATGGAACTGCTGGTTATGGATTTCAATATAACTTTGAAAATGCCACAGTAAACGATATAGTAAAACCATCCGTTACACCAGCGGTGTTTGAGTTAAGAGATCCTGATAATGACATATACGGGAGGGTAGTCTAATGCATCGTTATTTTTTTGCTGTCAAGGATGCCTTTATCAATAGTGGTTCGGATAGTATCACGGGTGATGACTTCAAGGATAAGAATACTGGTCAAGATGAAATATTAGAAATCAAAAAGGTATTTTTTAATCAAGAGTTTCATTATCAAACAAGAGCATTGATTCAGTTTGACACGGATGAAATAGAAAGTTACATTAGCTCATCCGTATTGCCTAAGGACTATGAGCTTTATTTAAGACTTTATGAAACCAAAGGTACAAGTGGATTGAGTGAAACCTATGATGTTGCTGCTTATCCAATAAGTGAATCATGGGACGAAGGAATCGGTAAGGAAGCAGATAGACCAAAAACAACAGAAGGTTGTAGTTGGAAGTTTAGAAAAAATAAAGATGGTATTGAATTACAATGGGCAACACAAGGTGCTTCATTCATCTCATCTGATGAGGTAACACAATCCTTTTCATTGGAAAAACCTGACATCAACATGGACGTTACGAGTATTGCTAAAAAGTGGTTTAGTGGAGACAATGATAATCATGGATTTTTACTAAGATTATCTGGCAGTAGGGAAACATCAACGGGTAGTTTTGAAGATTTAAAATTCTTCTCAAGACAAACCAATACAATCTATTCACCTAAGTTGGAATTAAGATGGGATGACCATTCTCCAGCAACAGGCTCAAATACCGGCAGTTTAACTCCATTGAATTTGTCCGGCAACGTGGAGAACTTTTTATATCAGTTACATACGAGGGAAGCATACAAAGAAACTGAGACCGTTAAGTTTAGAATCGGTGCTCGTAAACGATACATCAATAAGAGTTTTACCACATCAATACAAACCGTAAGTGGTAGTTACTTTGCCGAAGGTAGTGCTTCGTATTCAATAATTGATATGGCAACAAATGAAGAAGTCATTCCGTTTGGTGCTTATACCACAATGAGTTGTGATTCAGTTTCACCTTACTTTATGCAGGATTTAAATGGATTTGAACCAAACAGAGCTTATAAAATTTTAATTAAAGTTAAACACAATGATGACCAAACTCTCGTATACGATGATGATTTTGAATTCATACTAAGGAGTTAAAATGCCATATCATACATCAGGATCTATGAGCAGAAGTTATGGTGGTGGATATGGTACTATTAAAATTTCACTACAGGATTTCGGAGAACTTGAATCAGGTGATACAGTTCAATACATAACTGGTCAGACTCCTTTAATAACAGATCACGGTGAAGTTGAAGTCTACAAGATAAACGGAGAATTATTTTTAATTGATCCTCAATACACAATAGACTCTTCTACTCCCCCACCATTTCAATCAGGTGATATAACAATAGTAAATAATTCATTAGAAACAACAATAGAATCGGTTGAAAATATCAACATGGATGAATTAAATCCAATAGTTGAAATTAATTTGGATTCACCAATAGTATTTCCATCACAGTTTGTTTATAAGTTTGGAGATTTAGCAGGCGAGCCTTATTACGGTGCTTATCACAAACATCAAGACGGAACATTGATGATTAATGCTGGTGAGATAAATGTCATTCACGATATGGTGCTTAGGGAAATAATTGTTTCGAGAGATGAGTTTGATTATGGTATAGAAGGTTCAACAACATCCGATACATTTGAAATAGATGAAAACGTAATCAAAGAAACCTTTTCTGATTTGGTTTACACAAAGTGGTTTAGTGAATTGGATAACGATTATGCAAATAACAACACTTTTTTTGACATGACACAAGGTGGAGAAGAGGCATCAATCGATTTGAATTTGAACACATTACAAACTACAATCAGAGACGGTCAAATAACAACTGGTAGAAGTGATGACGAACAATTAGTATTTTTTAAAAAAGATAGAAACACGCCAGAAAACAAAAAGGATTTAACCGATGGTAAACTATCATTAGTAATCAATAATATAAGTTCTAGTTTTGTTGACAATGGCGTTGTTGATTTAAGTGAATTCATATCAGACAAGATATCAGTTGTATCTGAATTATCACCTGATGAAGATGTTGTTATATCAGATACGATAAGTCAATATGGATTAGAAAATTACATGTCAGCAGCACAAAACATGCCAGAAAATTTTAAGATAAAAAATATAAATTATAAGTTAAGGTATAGAAATGAGCAGGTTAAAATTGATGTTCCGTTTGGTGATTTACTTCATATTGTAAATAGTGTTGGAACACCTAATAGTGATGACTACTTGCGTCAATGGTATTATTACGAATGGGTAAATGTATTGAACCTATCTCAATTAACCACTCCGTCAACAGGACAAAGAATAAATGCGACAAAAGCCAAAGAAGTATTAGACACGAACATATTTGAATTGTTACCACCACAAACAACTCGACAAAATCAAATTGACAATTTTTTTCAAGAGTTTAATAATTTAATAGGACCAGTTCCAGCTTTCTTAGATGTTGATGACGATGGTGTTGCAGAAGACATTACAAATGATGGAGCTGATAAAGCCAGTAGAATTTCTTTTGAGGATGAAGAAAGCTCTTTTATAACACGGTTGAATAAACACACGGAAGAGAATCAAGGCAATAACACAGAGGCTAATCAAGGTAAAACTTTGGAGTCCATGAGAAACAAACTCAATAGATATCTAGCGGATGTTGATAATGTAGTGGAAGTTATTCAAGACCAAAGACCTGAATATACAAATAAGATAAGTGGTTTTTTAAAAATAAGAAAACCAAACCAAGCCATAATATTAAAAAAACAAGGTGATGAATTAGAGTTTCAAAAAAATAATAGATTCTTAAATGGATTTACCATTACGATGTGGGTTAGATTTGTGGGACGAGACGGTAGAGGAACATT